AAGTATGAAATTACCAATGAACCTTTTAATGTGCCACAAGAGCGAAGAAAGGACCGGGCCGAAAGACGCGAGACGGTTGCGCTTGCCCTCCGGCGCAACCCACTCGGCATCGGGATTGTCATTTACTTGCAATTTTTGCGCCTAGGAACACCGCACCTAGGAATGTTTCAACCGCTGAGAATGTGGCCAAAATCGCTTCAATTGGCCACCCCCAGTTCCAGGTTGCGTTGAGCGCAGCAATCAAAGTGGCAATTGCCGGTAATACAATTGACACCACCCAGCGCAATAGCTCATACCAAAACTTAGGGAGCAGTTTGAATTCTTTTTTACTTGCCATGTTATACCTTCCTCAAATTGTTAGTATTGACCGCCGCATAGACCACGCCATCCATCGAATCTGCACGCAAGACGGCCCTATCGCCGTTGATTTCGCTTACAAAGTAGAAGTCGCGCGTCTTATATAGTGGCGTGCCGGTATAATCCACAAACTCAATTGGGAGCACCTTATCCCCGACCTTGATGGCCGATGGTGTTGGTTGTGGTGCCGGTGAATCACCAACCTTGATGATGTTGTTAGTATTGGCCGCGCAGTAGACTGTTCCATCTACGCTATCGGCTCGAAGCACCGCCCTATCGCCGTTGATTTCGCTGATGAAGTAATAATCACGGGTTTGATATAGTGGCGTGCCATAATAATCCACCCATTCGCGCAAAGTCACCTTGTCGCCAATTTTAAGCCCTGGAGTGGGTGTTGGTGGCGTTGGTGGTACAGGTTGCCCTTCGTTGATTTTGTTGGCCTCATCGGCGATATATTGCATCCTAGCGCGCAAATAATCACCAGGGCATGAGGTTGCCGCAAACATCGAGTGCCAAGTAAGGTTTTGACCCGGTACCAAATGGCCCAAGCCGTTCCTTTTGGCAATATCTGCTACGAGTTTGATGCACGAAGCCAAAGTTGCGTCTGATACTGTCCATTCGCCGCCAAGCTCCGAGTTCGAGTTCTCGATTGTCACCGAGCATTGGTTTGAAGCCCAGTTTGAATTGGTCCAGGCCACGCAATCTTCGTCTACATACCACGCAATTTCGCCATCTACGCCGATGCCGTAGTGGGATGAACCACCACGCCCTGGGCGTTGAAAGATTGCACCGCATCCGGCGGCACTATTTACGCCAGCCATGTGGTGGATCGTAATGGCGGTGATATTTGCACGAGCTTCCGGGCCGCTATAATTGCTTGGGTCCGCAGGGTAGCCCGCAGTTGCTAGAGGTGATACTGCCATCTATTCCTCCTCTCCAGGGTCCGTGGTCATATCGCCAGGGCCAATTGGATCATTAAAGTTTTCGTCTTGCATATTTTACTCCTTTCCTATTATTAAATATGCGTCTTTGTGATTAAGCAGTTCGATGCCATCGCCTTACTACGATGTATGGCTGCAAGTTGTTGTGAGCGTTGCCGCCACCAGTATTGCCAATCCATGATGTGCTGTTGGTCTGTCCAGGGGTGACTGTGGATGTGTTGCCGTATGCAAGGAGCCTATCACTACCACCAGGCAAGCTCTCGTTGAGCCAATAGTAGAGCGTGTGGTTGTGGGCCGGCATTTCGCTTGATGTCAAAGTATGAGTTTCTTCGCCACCAGTTGCGCCCACGGTTGTGAACGTTCCGGTATTTTGTGCCACTAGCACACGCCCATCGGTATCTTCCACCCATGTCGTGCCAGCCCAAGTCACATTCGGGTCGAAAGTCGTGTCTGAGGTCTCGTAGTATGAGCCAACAGGGTATGCGATGTCAATAAAGCTGGCCACCGTTGGTTTGTTGGTTAAATCGGTATATGAACCAGTGGTTGCCACGGTTGCGAGCGATGGTGCGCCAATCAAGTCTGAATATTGGCCCGTAGTGGCCACTGTTGCCAAGCTACTGGCGTTGGCCTTAGTGTTCAAGGCGTTTTTGAGGTCTGTCTGGTTGCTCATAGAGCCTACAATTTGGCCCCATTCCGCGCTAGTCTTGCCAGTTGCCGATATAACGTTTTCATCACTGATGTTGATGCCGGTGCCGGCGGAGTATTGAATTGTGCCGCCTGGTGCGCCTTGTGGCCCTGGTGCGCCACGGTCGTTGCTTGTGACCACTTGTCTTATAGTCTGCGAATTATCGCCCACGGTTTGCCTAATAACTGTTGTCATTATTTGTCTCCTTTCTCTCTTTTAAGCAAAGCCTTATACCATCCTGTGTCTACTTTGTGAGCCACCGCCCATTTGTGGAACGGAGCCCAAGCTTCGGCGTTGCCACCGAGTTCGATGAAATACCGCTCCGCCGTAGCTTCGATGGCGTCCTCGTTGTTTGGTTGCGATTCTAATAAAAAGAACAGTTGCAACCGGGCCACCGCAAGGGCGTTCCGGTCACACTTCTGTTCGATTCGGTTGAGTTGGTCCGCCATGTGCTGCAAATTGTCGTGCTTCTTGTCATGGCGTGAAATCATATATTGCGCAAATCCGAATAGTCCAGCAGAGCCAAGGATTGCGATGAATATAGAAGCACCAACGTCCATTATTCTTCCTCCCCATAGTAGCTAATCTTGAGCTCGCCGGTGAGGTCGCCACTTGCCGTAATATATGCGATAGGTTGCGGCAATACGGCACGGTCTAGGGCGTTCAGTTGCGATATGAGCGTTGGGTTGGTGATTTTAATTTCAATTGCAGTTTTCCGTTGGCCATAGAACAGGACGTTGTTGTTCGAAAGCCATGTCTTGAAGCTCGCTAAATTATTGTGCGAATTGTCCCAGTTGAAGTTGACGTTTGAGCTTCCTGAGTAAAAGCTGCCTTGCACGTTTGCGTCATAACCACGCTTGTTGAAATGCGTACAATCTGCCACTAAGCTCGTATAACTTGCCATTGCAAAGATTGAGGCCTTTGTGTCTGTTTTCGGCCATGAATAGAACACGCCACTATTGGCGGCCCATCCCTCCGAACCATCGAGCGCAACTTTGGCGTTTTCGTAGTGTATATACCAATCTTTTCCGTTTTTATAGATGTAGTCTTGCGATGATTTTCCGTAGCCACTCAGAATATTGCAGAGCTCGATATCGCCTAAGTTTATCTTATACTCCGTCTTTTGGTACGGCTGGAAGTCGGTAGCGGTAGCACCGGTTTGCAATTGGTACCCACATATATACGTTGGTGTTGATTGCGCGGCAGTGTTCTCTACCCTTGGTGCTATGGTCCCATCGGCAGTCGTTGTGAAAGTGACGCTAAATCTCTGCCACTCAGTTGTGATGCTAATATCTAACCTTGTTGGTGAAGTGACCTCAGCACCGCCGGGGCTCCCTAAATAAATACGTGATGTGCGATTGCTACCGGCTTTTGCATACACCGAAAAAGTATAGGTTTCGCCACTCTTGACAGCAAAAGCCTTATATATACCACTCCACCCCGCTTTTCTGGACTTTACAGTTAGGCCATTGTAAGTTTCTGGTTCTGTGGTCCAATATGTATCACGCTCCCAATCCCCACTGAAGTCAACTGTTCCAGTAAGCAAATTGGGACTAGCAACCGTCACCGTCTGCTCGCCTGTCACCGTGTTGATGGCCTGCGGGTAGTCCGGGTTCGGTGCAGGCACGCCGCCGACGTACGGCTCGAAGTCATAGTCAGCATCGCTGCCAGCTACAATTTGATATTTGATTACGGCATTAGTAAATGTTTCTGACGTCCTTGCATAACACTCGATATGCGCATTAGTAGTATCAGCAGACACTGTGACCACTGTCGAAGCTTGTGTTTTGTCCGGTCTAAGCAAATCCTGGCCTGGGCTATTCGTGACATTCGTACCTTGCACATAAAAAATCGCTCCAGTGCTCGTTGTTGTTATACTGCCGCCAACTAACTCTAGCGTCATTGTATAAGTGCCAGCAGGTAGTGACATATTTGCAAACTTTAACGAAACACCCCCCGTTGAAGTGCCATTCATATATAATTCAGCATTATCTGCGCTGAACGTGACACTGTTGGTTGTTGTTGATTCCGTAGTGGCATTATATATATTTTTCCCCGTATATGTCTGTTGCGTTGTATCGCCGTTGATTCGCTCTAATCCCATCCTCCACCATGCAACATCGGTCAAGGTCAAGTTAGTGCCGGTGGCATATTTCAAAGTGCCATGTACCGGCAATATCTCGGCAAGTTTGGCCCAGAATTGCTCGGTTCGGTTCTGTGGCTCTGGCGCAATCACGCCCGGCATACCTGCGGCGGCCGCAAAGAATCGCACATCGACCTTCTGCGGGCCAATATGGAACGCGCCCTCAATCTTTAATGTTTCGATTGGCGCAATTCCGGCAACGTAGGCAAGCCACTGTTCGCATAATGATGCGGGTGCTGGCAATTCTACGCTCGTGTCGCCGGCAATAAACGCCAAATACTGCTCCAAACGGCTCAGAGGGGCCTCTGGTGGCGTCACACCGGCCATCTGCGCCGCTGCGCCTAAGTAAAGTTCAACTCTGTTTAGGGGTGTTGGTAAGTTTTCCATTATTCACCTCCGGCCTCGGCGTTATTCGGGTGCCCGATTATTGTAAACGTACCGTAAGCCATCGGCTCGGCGTTGCTCGTTCCATCCATATCAGTGGCAATTATGTCGAAGTAGTACGGTATAACATCCGGGTCCTGGTAAGTATTGGCCTCGGACAAAGTGAAAGTCACTCGCCCTGGTTCCTCAGTTTGGTTGTCAATCACGCCCTCGACCTTGAATGTCGCATCGGAATCGTCTGAATCTGTGTCCCATGGCACGGTCTTAGCCGTGAGCCAGAATCTCTTTTGTGTTAAATCTATGTAATACCCATTTTTGTCGACTCGTTCAAACACGATGGTTGTCGCGCAGCCACGAAAAATTGGATCAAGTTGAATTGGCTGTAATCCACCGAACATATTATTTCCCCCCACAAGATTTCTTATTGCGTTTTGGCATTATAGCACCTAACGCATCGCCACTAAGTATATTATACCACAAAAAAGCACGCCTGCTACACTTTGAAACAATAAGCAGACGCGCTTTTACCACTATATAGAAAATGCTTTATTGTTTTTCTACACTCCAATTATATCAAGAATCCCCCACTTTTGGTAGGGGATTCTTGCGCATACACTAGCTAAATTATATCACAAACTAGCTAGAAATTGCAGAGCCATCTACGATAGCGGCAACGCCTTTTTCTTTGCCTTTCAAGATGAAGGAACCAAAGATGAAGCGGCCCAAGAGGATGGAACCAGATACAAACTCAGAATCAGTGATGATTCGGGTTTCAGTCACTTGGCGGACACCAAGCAACGCATCACGATGGCAGATAATTGCCTTGACGCCGGTTGGGAAGTAGCTGGTTGGGACCTTTACTACTGGCACGCCATCGAGTTCGCCAACAAAGCCCTTGCCAACGAGTTTGTCGTTGTAGCCAGAAGCTAAGACGTTGGTCGTGATAGCGGTCTTGATTAGGTTGTATTCGGCAGGAGTCACCCAAAGAACACGGCCTTCAAGTGGAGCTTTGCACTCATCGAGGTACTCGTTGAGTTTCAAAGTGTCTTGGTAAGCATCGGTTGTTGGAGTGACATACTGGGTGACAGCAATAGCACCAGCGGTTGCAGTTGCAAGGCGGTCTTTGTCAATCATTGGGATGATTTGTTCGTTCATCTCATAGCGCATGACTTCGCCAGCCTTCTTGGCACGCATCTGTTGTTCATAATTACCACGGTCAATTGCGATTTTGAAGCTTTTGTCGTTGGTAAGTTGATAGGTCGCAACCGTATCGTTGAGTTCAGCGTTGCCACCGAAGCGGTCGCCAGTACCAGAGCGGTTGTAGTTGCTTGGAGCAACAGTCGTCACGGTGTAGACCTTGCAGGTATCTACTCCATCGAAGTCATATTTCTTGTTGACCCAATTGTCAGTGTAGGAAGCATGCGTGAATTGTTGATCCAATTGAGGCGCATACTTAATAGCTAAATTAGCAGGCATTTTAGATTCTCCTAAAAAGTTAAAGTGTTAGTAGAGAACCGAAACAGACTGCATTGAGGTCGTTAGTCGCCGAGCAATCCGGCGGCAAATTCATCGTCAGCCTCTTTCGGTTTAGCAAATTGCGTAGAGTCGGTCGCCATAGGTGCGGTACTCTTTGCGCTTTGCTTGGCTGCGATTTCATTAGCAACGGCAGTTTTCAATTGCTCCTTGACGGC